AGAAAGGCCCCCCTGTCTTTTCAGAACGCCCCTCTCCAACACGATCCAAGTTGCCCCAGACCAGTCCGTTTATCAAACAGATCAGTCCGAGTTAATGACAACAAAGACCAAGAAGAAACAACCGCTACGAGGGGCAACTAAACCAAGGCTTTCCAGCGTTCCCTTAAAGGGTAAATCTCGTATCGATGAGCTTGTCTATATTGCAGAGCTTCTCAAGAAACCTTTATTACCCTGGCAACTGCATGTGGGTACAGATATGTTAATGATTGACAGTAAAGAACAATTCGTGCGCAAGTCCACGCTTCTCATTCAAGCCAGGCAGAATGGCAAGTCACACTTTGCTCGAATGTTGTGTTTAGCCCATTTATTTAAGTTCGGCTCTAAGAATGTCTTGATCATGTCATCTAATCGCTCGATGGCTCTGACATCGTTTCGAGAAATGGTCTATGACATTGAAGGCACTCCAGAACTCATGGCACAGGTGAAGCAGATTAGATACGCCAATGGAACAGAGTCAATCGAGTTGCTTAATGGCGGAAGGCTCGATGTTGTCGCAGCTAGTCGCGATGGATCGCGTGGCCGGACTGTGGACTTCCTATGGATTGACGAATTACGCGAAATATCCGATGAAGGATTTACAGCTGCTACTCCTACAACCAGAGCGCGGCCTAATGCACAGACATTATTTACATCTAATGCTGGCGATGCCTTCTCAACAGTTCTTAATAACATGCGTGAACGCGCTTTAAGTTATCCGCCAAAGTCTTTAGGCTATTACGAGTATTCAGCCAACCAGTATTGCAAGATTGATCTTAACTCACCAGAATTCTGGAAAGAGATTACTTATGCTAACCCTGCACTTGGCTACACAATTACTAAAGAGAATATCGAAGAAGCTATAGCTACTTCATCGTTAGAAGCCACTAGAACTGAAATTTTGTCGAGTTGGATTGACTCATTGTCATCACCCTGGCCTGCTGGCGTTCTTGAAGAAACTAGCGATAGCGATTTAGTCATTGCTCCAGGTGCGCTAACAATCTTTGCCTTTGATGTTAGCCCTAGTCGCAGGAATGCTTCCCTTGTCGCTGGTCAGATACTTCCTAATGGCCAGATTGGCTTTGGCTTAATGCAGACATGGGAATCACAGGTATCAGTAGATGATCTAAAGATTGCAGCAGATATTAAAGCCTGGGCAGATCAGTATCGCCCTAGATTGGTCTGCTTTGATAAATACACAACCCAGAGCATCGCTGATCGCCTAGCCAATGCTGGAGTCATGGTCGAAGATGTATCTGGCCAGAAGTTCTACCAGGCATGTGGCGATTTACTTGATGCGCTAGTAAATCACAGAGTGGTTCATTCTGGACAAGCTGAACTTGTAGCACAATTCAATAATTGTGCAGCAAAGCAGAATGAGAGTGCCTGGCGAATCGTAAAGCGCAAATCTGCTGGAGATGTATCTGCTCCTATTGGAATTGCAATGGTTGTATCTAAACTATCTCAGCCACAATCTAAGCCAATGATTGTTGCCTAGACACACCACCCCTTAATTGTCAAGAATTAGACAAAGTATGGTAAGATGTCCAAATGGGTCGCCTTCTGCAAACATTCGGACTACAAACTAAACCACTTCTCGAAGCACAGTCCGCGCCCCAAGTTTTAGGTGAGTACTCACCATATGCAATGCCGTTTCAATTTGCCTATGTTGGCAGAAATGAAGCCATCTCAGTTCCAGCAATACAAAGATGCCGCAATTTGCTTGCAGGCACTATTGGCGCAATTCCAATGGAGTTGTACAAGAAATCAACTAATGAAGAGCTTGGGTCGCCACTATGGATGGAACAACCTTCTTATTCACAACCACGATCAGTAACTATTGCTTGGACTGTTGATTCGTTATTATTCTATGGTCAAGCCTTCTGGAAAGTTGTAGAAGTTTATGCAGAAGATGGTCGCCCATCTCGCTTTGAATGGATTGCTAACTCTCGCGTAACTGCAACACTTGATAAAGATAATGTATTTGTAAAATCTTATGCAGTTGATGGAACTACATTGCCTATGGATGGCTTAGGAAGTTTAATTACATTCCAGTCACTAGGCGATGGCATTCTTAATACAGGAACATCTACAATCCGCGCAGCTATCGATGTTCAGAAGGCCGCAGCCATCGCAGCGGCTACACCAATGGCGACTGGCTACATTAAAAACAATGGCGCAGACTTAGACCCTAAAGAAGTTCAAGGTTTGCTTGCATCATGGAAAACTGCTCGCAACAATCGTTCAACTGCTTATCTCACATCAACTTTGGAATACACTCCAGTTGCATTCTCACCTAAAGACATGATGTATGGCGAGGCCATTTTCAATTTGGCAACAGAATGCGCAAGATTGTGCAATGTTCCTGCTTACTATGTTTCAGCAGATCAGAATAACTCTATGACTTACGCAAATGTGCAAGATGAGCGCAAGCAATTCTTGACATTATCTCTACAGCCGTTTATTACAGCGATTGAAGATCGCTTGTCGATGGATGATATTACTGCTCGCGGCAATGTGGTCAAGTTCGATATTGACAAGAATTTCCTACGCACAGACCCACTTCAGGAACTCGCAGTAATCGAGAAACTATTAGCCCTTAACCTAGTTACACAGGAACAGGCTATGGAAATGACTGATCTAACTCCTAACGGAAGCAATGGTATGGCATGAATCAAATCGTAACCCTCACAGCTGAACTCACAGCAGATTCAGCCAGCAGAACTATCTCTGGCAAAATTGTGCCATTGAATGTCGAAGCTGGATCAACAAACTATGGCAAAGTAATCTTTGAATCAGGTTCAATCCAAATTCCAGATGCTAAGTCAATAAAATTATTAAGTCAGCATGATATTAAAAAACCTTTAGGCCGAGGCGTTTCCTTCTCTGAGTCAGAGAATTCTATCGACGCTGTATTTTCTATAAGCCGTTCACAACGCGGTACAGAAGCTTTAATACTTGCTGAGGAAGGTCTACAAAGTGGACTTAGTATCGGGGCAGAAGTATTAAAGTCCAAGATCAAGGATGGCGTGACTTATGTGTCCGCTGCTCGCTTGGTCGAAGTAAGTTTAGTAACAGAGCCAGCCTTTAAGTCTGCACAAGTTACTGATATAGCGGCGGAAGAATCTGCCGTAGAAGAAACAACCCAACCAACAGAAAGCGAGATAGCCAACGTGGAAAATACCACTCCAGCCGTCGAAGCAACACCAGTTGAAGCACCGGCGGTAGAAGCTGCTCGCCCAACTGTATCTATGGCTTACACAGAGCCACGCATTGAACTAACAGCTGCTAAGTACGCAGAGCAATCAATTCGCGCAGCATTAGGTGATGAGTCAGCTCGTCAATACCTATTGGCAGCAGATAGCACAGTAAACAACGCAGGCTTAGTTCCAACACGCCAGTTGTCAGAAATTATCAACCCACTCGGAACAACAATCCGCCCATCAATCGAAGCAATTTCTCGTGGAGTTCTTCCAGATGCAGGTATGACATTCGAGATTCCAAAAATCACAGCAATGCCAACTGTGGCAGAAACAGCACAAGGTAATGCGTTTTCAGACACAGATATGACATCAGAGTTCCTATCAGTAACTGTTAAGAAGTACGCTGGACAACAGACATTCTCTGTTGAACTTCTAGATCGTACATCTCCAGCATTCTTTGATGAGCTAGTTCGCAACATGGCTTCTGCTTACGCAAAGGCAACTGATGCAGCAGTAAACGCAGCAATCATTTCAGGCGCATCACTTGATGCAACAACAACAGTTACTTACCCAACAGCAGCAGAACTTCTCGGAGTTGTTGCTCGCGGTGCAGCTTCTGTTTATAACGCAACACTTGGACTAGCAAACCCATTTGCTCGTAACATGATTGTTAATACATCACAATGGTCAAACATTATGACACTTAACGATTCAGGTCGCCCAATCTACACAGCTTCACAACCTCAGAATTCTGGCGGTGCAGTTTTGCCTACAGCGCTTCAGGGGAATGTAGCGGGCTTGAATCTGTATGTAACACCAAACACAGCATCAGGCACAGACACAGACGGATCAATCCTTATTGTGAACCCAGATGCTTACACATGGTACGAGTCACCAACTTTCCGCCTACGCGCAGAAACAACAGCCACAGGTCAGGTAACAATCGGTTACTACGGCTTTGGTGCTATCGCAACTAAGGTTGGCGCTGGCGCATTCAAGAACAACAAGGCATAAGTAACACCCTAAGTCGCTGGGAGTGGGGCGCAGCCCTTGCTCCACTCCCAGTCTTTAGAAAGGATTGAAATGTCACTTTGCACAGTTGCAGAACTTCGCTCAGCGTTAGGTGTTGGCTCGCTATACGCTGATGCCACCCTTCAACAAACTTGCGATGCAGCTGATGCCGTCATTCTTCCAATGCTTTGGAGTCCTACTTACTTCACAGTAGCTCATGGCAACATTGTTGGCACAGGAACTTTATATTTTGACATTCCTGTTGAAGAAATCTTTTATGTAGGTCAAACTGTAACTATTGCCAATTCAGGTTCTTCCTATAACGGAAGTAAAGTGCTTACAGCCGTCGGCGATTATTTTATTAGCATGGCTACAAATCACAGTACAGTACAACCTAAACACGCTATTGCACCCTTTGGAACAGTTGCTTCAAGAACCTACACAGACTGGACAGCAGATTCAGCAGTCCAAGAAGCTGCGCTTTTAATTTCAGTCGATATTTGGCAATCACGCCAAACCAGTTCATCAGGCGGCGTATCACCAGACTTTACTCCTAGCCCATATCGCATGGGTAACACTCTCCTGGCTAGAGTTCGTGGGCTTATTGCTCACGCCCTTGATCCGCGTTCGATGGTCGGATAATGCCAGTTGCGCTCACTACTCTTAGAACCACGATTGCAACTGCTTTAGTTGATAACGCGGTGTGGCAAGTCTTTGCTTTCCCACCTGCAACAGTCTTGGCTAACTCAGTAATCGTTGCGCCTTCTGATCCATATTTAGAACCAAATAACAACCAGCACAACACCATTGCACCTACAGCGAACTTTAAGTTAATTATTACTGTGCCGCTATTTGATAATGAAGGCAATCTCAATGGAATTGAAACAGCCCTAGTGGGCGTGTTCAATAAACTCGCAGCATCCGCATTGACCTATAATGTGGGAGCAATAAGCCAGCCAAGCGTTCTGAACGCAGCATCTGGTGACTTGCTTACCTGTGAGATGTCACTATCCGTTCTAACTACTTGGAGCTAAACCATGACCGATATGGAACAATGGGAAAAAGAAAATCAAGCATTCCTGGCTAAAATCGGTCAGGTAAAGCAATCAGCACCAAAGCCACCATCTACTAAGAAAGACGAGGAATAATCCTAATGGCTGTATTTCTAAACAACAATGTAGGCGTTAAGATTAACACAGTTGATCTTAGTGACCATGTAACAGCAGTAACAATCAATCGCACATTTGATGAACTCGAAATAACAGCAATGGGTGATAACTCACACAAGTTCACAAAGGGCTTGGAAGCATCAACTGTCACAATCGATTTCCTAAACGACACAGCATCAGCGAATGTCCTTGCGACACTTCAAGCTGCATGGGGAACAACTGTTACTTGCGTATTCCTACAGACAAAGGGAACAATAGTATCTGCTACAAACCCACTTTACACAGTTTCCTTGTTAGTCAATAACACAACAGACATCAATGGTGCTGTTGGCGATATTGGTACACAATCAATCACATTTACTGCAAACTCAACAGTTGCAGTAGCTACAACAGGTACTTTCTAAACAACTAAACAAAGGGGCAAAGCATGGCAAAGTTAAAAGTAACAAGGGCAGATGGATCAGTTGGCGAATACCCAATCACTCCGTTAGTGCAGTATGGTTTTGAGATTTACGCTAAGAAGGGCTTTCACAAAGCGTTCATCGAAGATCAGAAGCAAAGCGACATCTTCTGGCTTGCCTGGGAATGTATCCGCCGTTCGGGTGAAACTGTTAAGCCATTCGGAGAGCAATTCATTGAAACCTTGACTTTGGTCGAGGTGCTAGATGATGACCCTTTGGCTTAGGGCGCGACTCGATCACCTATCTGATTGCTAAATTAAGTGTCAGAATCGGGATCGCGCCACAACAATTATTAGAGCTAGATGATGTAATGCTAAAGAACCTAATTAAGGTTCTACAGGATGAAGCAAAGGAGATAAGAGATGCCAGCAAGCGTAAAGGGCGGCATTGAACTCCGTAAAGCATTGCGTAACTATGCTCCAGAACTAGGCAAAGAAACACAGAAAGAAATTGCCAATGTTCTTAAGCCAGTTGTAAAAGAAGCTAGAGGATTCGTCACCGGTTCGCCTTTAAGTAACTGGGCGCGTGAAGGCGGCAAGTTCCCTGTATTTAACGCATCAATCGTCAAGCGCGGTATTGGTTACAAGACAACACCATCAAAGCCTAACCGTAGAGGCTTTACAGCATTAGCGCAGATTCGCAACCGTTCAGCAGCTGGTGCTATCTATGAGACAGCAGGTCGCAGAGCGCCAGGAACAAAGCCATCGTCACGACCTAATTTTGCTCAGGCAATGGGGCCGCTAACTGGCTCAGGTAAAGATCGCGGACGATTGATTTATCGCGCTTGGGAAAATGATCAAGGCAACGCTACAAAGGCTGTTCTCAAAGCCATAGATACAGCAGGTAAAAAGTTTAACGCAACAGTAGGGAAGCGATAATGGCTAATGTAGTAATTGATATTGCAGCCCAATACACCGGCAATAAAGCATTTAAGCAGGCAGAATCTGCCACATCTAAATTAGAAAAGTCCGTTGCTAAATTAGGTAAACAATTACTTGGAGTTTTTGCTGCTGGCAAGTTACTCTCCTTTAGCAAAAGCGCGGTCAAAGCATTTGCAGCTGATGAGAAAGCTGCACGATCTCTCTCATTGGCTTTGGCTAATACAGGCAATGCCTTTAGAGGTATTGAAGTCGAAAAGTTTATTGGTGACTTACAGCGAGCCACAGGCGTTCTCGATGACAACCTTCGTCCAGCATTTAGGACTTTACTTACAGCCACAGGTGATGTAACTAAATCACAAGAAGGCTTGAAACTAGCGCTTGATATTGCAGCAGGAACAGGTAAAGACTTAGGCGCTGTGTCTATGGCGCTTGCAAAGGCTTATGGCGGTCAGACAACAGCACTTAGCCGTTTAGGTGCAGGCTTATCCAAAGCCACACTTGCATCTGGTGACCTAGACTTAATTACAGCGGAATTGACAAAGAAATTTAGCGGTCAAGCCTTAGCCGCTGCAGAAGGTTATTCAGGGCAATTAGATCGATTGGCTGTTGCCGCTGAGAACTCAAAAGAAATTATTGGTAAGGGTCTGCTGGATTCTCTTGCTTTGCTTTCAGGGCCAGATGGCATCTCAAAATCCACAAGACAAATGGAAGAATTGGCAACAGCGATTGCCGATACAGTCTATGGGTTAGCAATACTTGTCGATAAATTACAAGGCGGTAGAATTGGTAAAGCAATTTTTGGAACTTTTGGAGATGTTCTAAGTAACCTGCAACCTTTTGCTTCGCTCCGTAAACTTGGGTCATCCAGTAGAGCTACGCCAGCGCAATCTCCTGGTGAGCGCAAGCAAATTGACAAGATAAACAAAGATGCACTCAAATTCCAAAAGCAACAGAATCTTCTTAAAAAGATTGATAACGACAATACAGCTCGAAAGATTACTCTCACAGGCGACCAGTTAGCCCTTCAAGAACTAGAGAAGAAATTTGATGTCGAGCGCATTGGGTTATTCTCAGCCATGAATCAGGCAACTGATGGCGAAACAAAGATGCGCCTGCTATCCCTTATTGCCATCCACGATCAGAACGCAGCCCTTGCTGGACAGATTAAAAAAGCCGAAGAAGCAACAGATGCAATGAAGGCTTTTACCGATGCAATCAGAGCATCTATTAGAGCTTTGCTAGACAAGATTGCAGCGGAGCAAGCCAAACTTATGCAAGCTCTCGGCATTACTCCTACAACACAAGGTAATTCAACCTTTACAAACAATGATCCAACAGCAGTATCTGGCGGCATCCCTGGCACAGCCGTATCTATGGGATTTGGCGCAGGCACATTTAGACAAGCCGAAGCTGCTACAACTAATATCCAAGTCAATGTTGCAGGCTCAGTTACCACAGAGCGCGATCTAGTGTCAGCTATTACTCAAGGCATCTACAACAATCAGGCTTCCGGAATCCCAATCTCCTATACGACAGCGTTTAGATAATGGCATTACCAGCAACAATATCTGTCAAGATAAACCTTTCTGGTGGAGCATCCTTTGGAAATCCTTTTATCTTAGGTACATCACAATTAGGCTTTGCTGAACTAGCTTCTAGCGTTCCTGTAATTGTCGATGTTTCTACCAGCACTCTTAACATCTCTACTCGAAGAGGTCGCAACCTTCTCCAAGACAATTATGAGTCAGGCTCAGCCACTATTAGAGTTGTTGATCCAGATGGTGACTTTAACCCACAGAACACCGCCAGCCCCTACTACGGGCTATTACAGCCACTTAGGAAGATACAGGCATCTGCTATCTATAGCGGAACAACCTATGGCTTATTTGGCGGCTACATCACCGAATATCGTTATACCTACCCAACGGGTCAGGAAACAGGTTATGTGACTTTTATTTGCTATGACGCATTTCGCCTTATGTATAACTCTAATGTCACCACAGTTACAGGCGGAACAGCAGGGCAGACAACTGCTCAACGCGTTCAATCTATATTGACCATGATTGCCTGGCCACCTGCATTTACCAGCATTGGCACAGGTGCTACAACTTGCGTGGCAGATCCTGGCACAACGCGCACAGTTCTAGAAGCAATACAGACTGCTGAATTCACAGAGCAGGGCGCGTTCTACATCGATGAGAATGGCGTAGCAACCTTCAAGGGTCGCCAATATGTCTATGATGCACAGGCCGCATCTCCAACAGTATTTAATCAAACTGGCGGAATTAGTTATGCAGGAATTACCTTTGCACTTGATGACAAGACAATCGTAAACAAAGCAACTGTGACCCGAATTGGTGGCACAGCACAGACTTACTCCGATGCCACATCGATTGCCCAATACTTCACACGATCTATTACGGCTACAGATATGCTCATGCAGACAGACCCAGTAGCCCTAAGCCTTGCAACGGCCTATGTGGATTCTCGTAAAGAAACTTCTATCCGCATTGAAACAATTACCCTAGATTTAATGACTCCATCATATTCAGCAGGCATCACAGCAGCTTTAAACCTTGACTTCTTCAACACAGTAGACATCACCAATGAGCAACCTGGTGGATCAACTATCCAGAAGAAACTGCAAGTGCAAGGAATTGCTCACAACATTACCCCAAATACTTGGACAACCACACTTGCTACGCAAGAACCTTTACTCGATGTTATGTACTAGAATTAACCCTATGAAAGAGGTGTGCTAATGGCAACAGGCTGGCCAATGAAAGTTTCGTACGCGAATGGAGATGTCTATTCCGCATCGGATGTCAATGATACAAATGGCACAATTAACCTGCTCACTAGCACCACGCTTTCACGCGCAGCAGGCAAAAACGGTGTAATTAACGGTGCATTTGATATATGGCAACGCGGCACGACAAGTGCTACAACTGCTTTTGCATATACTGCTGACAGATGGCTTAAAAATAGCGCAACTCACTATAACGCAAGCCGACAAGTAACAGGCGATACAACAAACTTAGCTACTGTGCAGTATTGTGCCAGAGTGCAGCGAACTAATTTAAGTGCAGTGACAACTCTTATAGAGTTCACTACACCATTTGAAACAACTAACTCAATACCTTTTGCTGGTCAAACAATTACATATTCTTTTTATGCTCGCAAAGGTGCTAATTACTCATCCACATCTAATGTTTTAAGTTCTTCCGTTTATACTGGAACTGGAACAGATCAAACTGTTTTTGGTTATACAGGATTAACTCAAGCCGTTACAGGAAATGCAACACTTACTACAACTTGGCAGCGCTTTAGTTACACAGGCACTCTTTCTGCATCCACAAATGAATTATCAGTTTATTTTGCCTATACTCCAACTGGTACAGCAGGCGCAGCAGATTTCTTTGAGGTAACTGGTGTGCAACTAGAATTAGGATCAGTTGCCACAACTTTTAGCCGTACAGGTGGCAGTATTCAAGGTGAATTATCAAACTGCCAAAGGTATTATTTCCGCGCTTCAGTCGGTACAATTGGAAATGCTATTGCAACAAGTACAACAGCCTTTGAAGGCAATGTGCCTTTACCTGTTGCAATGCGTATAACACCTGCAACTTTAGACTCATCTGCAACAAGGCTCAGCGATGGCGTTGCGGTTACAAATACCACAGCGCTAAGCCTCAATGCTGGAAATTCAAGTGTAACAAATGCTTATCTGACTGGAACAGTGGCAAGCGGTCTAACTCAATACAGACCTTATTTTTTCTCAGCAAATGCTGGCTACTATGGATTGAGTGCGGAGTTGTAAAATGGAAAATGTAACAATACATACAGACCCATACGGTGAAGTACACGTCATTATTGACCGAGGCAACGGTGAATTTACCTCAATGGCTAAAAGTGTTTATGATGAAATGATTGCTCAACGTGAAGCCTCTACTCTGTAAAGCAGGGCAACAACTTCGTGAGCAGATTGATGATTCGTTTCCTGACCGCGATAGAAAGTCCGATGGTTGGATAGGCGATGCCGCTCACGCCAGTCGTCCAAGTGACCACAATCCCGATCCGTCTAACGGAATCGTCAGGGCTATTGATGTGGATAAGGATATCGACACACGCCCCAGCACAGGTGCTTATCTTGCCGACCAAATACGCCTATGCGCCAAAGCAGGTGAGAAGAGAATTTCTTACATCATCTATGCAGGCAAGATCGCTTCCGCTAAGAAATCTTGGAACTGGCGTACTTATGATGGGATTAATCGCCACAATCATCACATCCATATTTCATTCACTAAAGAAGGCGATCAGAATGGTCGCTGGTTCGACATCCCAATGCTAGGAGCAAATAATGAAAGACCTTAAAACAGCAGCAGGCTCATGGGCTAGAGCATTCTTAGTAGCAGTATTAACACTTGCAGCAGCTGGTGTTACAGACCCAAAGGCATTACTTGCTGCCGGACTTTCATCATGCTTGCCACCAGTTATTCGTTGGTTAAATCCTAACGATCAAGGTTTAGGCATTCAGAAGTAATGACTGCCCTTAATTGGGCGGCTCTCGCAGTTGCAACCATCTCAATTGTTACTGGCTTTGTTGGATCAATCCGCTGGCTAGTAAAGCATTACCTAAATGAACTAAAACCTAATGGTGGTTCATCGATGAACGATAGATTGAATCGACTTGAAGGGCGTGTCGAAACAATAATAACTCTTCTAGAGAGGTGACACTTATCTCATGGCAAGAAAAGCAACTAACAAGCTTGTGGATGAAGGTTATTCCAAGTTAGATGCGTGGGCTATCGGAGTGCATGAAATGTATCGTGCATTACGCCGCGCAGGCTTCGATGTTGATTTGGCACTTGCCATAATAGTAGAGAAACAGGCTTATCCTGAATGGATACTTCCATCGCCTATTAACCCAAATATCCCAGAGCCAGACTGGTATGACGATGAGGATGAATGAAAAGAACTGTAGTAGTTCCAGACTTACAAGTTCCCTATCACGATCCAGTAGC